AGCTTTTTATTTAGTAAAGAAGATCAAGCTCACTTTGGTGGGCTTTTTCTATTTGTGCTCATCTGGGTTTTTTCTATTGTCGCACACTATTTAGACTTAGGAGGGATCATGTATGCCAGCACCACCAACCTTAACGCCATCTAGCCAAACATCAGTATCTAGATTGACATCCACAGGGTCAGTAGATCTTGTGACTGCTGCTGTTCCATATGGAGTATACAATTCTTCGACTGATTTTTTGTCAGGTGCTGCAACGCAAGTGAGCTATACCTATAGAATGCTTGGCGGTGATGTACTGGATATTGAAATTACAGCAAATGATGTATATTCTCATTATGAAATCGCGTGTTTAGAATATTCATATTTAGTTAATACACATCAAGCAAAGAATACCATTGGAAGCTTCTTAGGGGGCACTACAGGGTCTTTTGATCACAACGGCACCCTAAAGTCCGGGTCATTATCAGCATCGCTTGACGGTACCCATATGGCCCTCAAATACCCTCGTTTTGAATACGGCATGCAAAGGCGTGTTGGTAATGCCATTGCAGCAGAAATTGGTGTTGGAGGTGTGACTGATATTTATTCCGGATCATTTGCTGTTGTTAATGGGCAACAAGACTATGATTTACAGTCAATTGCAGCAACGGCTTCTAGCACCGGTACTGATGAGGCTGGAAATGCTGTTACATGGGCTGGAATCATAGGAAACAAGAAAGTAAAAATCCATGAAGTTTTTTATAAATCTCCGTTTTCAATGTGGAGATTTTACGGGACTTATGGTGGAGTTGGCATGGCCGGCAATTTACACACATATGGCCAATATGCAGATGATAGCACATTCGAGATTGTCCCAACATGGCAAAACAAGATGCAAGCTATGGCATATGAAGATAGTCTTTATACTAGAATCTCGCACTATTCATATGAGATCATCAACAACAAGTTGAGACTATATCCAGTGCCTGGAACCAGTCGCGACACGATTTGGTTTAGATTTAGTGTCGATAAAGATATTTGGGAAGAAGACTCAAAAGCACAAGAAGGTGTTAACGGGATTAACAACCTTAATACTATTCCTTTTGACAACATTCCATATGAGAATATTAATTCAATAGGTAAACAATGGATTAGACGATTTTCATTGGCATTAAGCAAAGAAACACTTGGTCAAATAAGAAGCAAGTTTGGTTCAGTACCTATTCCAGGAGAAAGTGTTTCCCTTAATGGATCAGATCTTTTATCACAAGCCAAAGATGAGCAAAATGCTTTGAGAGAAGAATTGAAGACAGTCTTAGATGAGATGACTTATACAAATATTGCAAAAAATGATGCAGAGTTGATGGATGCTGTAGAAGGAGCATATAACCATATACCAACCTTTATTTATGTGGGGTAATTGAATGGCTGACAACAAATGGGAACAACCTGAAGCGCCACCTCCACCTCTCTTTACAGGGAAGAAGGAGCGGGATTTAGTAAAACAGGTTAACGATGAGTTGATCGAACGTGTTATTGGTCAGCAAGTGGTTTATTATCCCATTGACATCGAAAGAACAAATTTTCATGATATATATGGAGAAGCGATCATAAAAACTTTTCTTCCTCCAGTGCAAGTATACGCATTGGTGACCTGGGGCGGATTTGAGTCAGTATATTCAAAAAGCATTGGAATGGATAAGACCACAAAAATCACGGTAAATTTTCACAAAAGAAGATTAACAGAGGATCAAGATCTTTTTGTGAGAGAAGGTGACTATATAGCTTATGGTGATCAGTATTTTGAGATCGTAAAGCTAGCAGAAACAAAATTAATTTTTGGTCAAGTCGATCATCCGATGGAGATTTCTGCAGAATGCATTAAGGTAAGAGAGGGACAGTTCGATGCCACGTAAACATCGCGGACAAGACTACACAGTCGTTAATGGGAAGGATGAAAAAGATACAGTTAGTATTGACGGGACAAAACTGCGTGAAGTGTCCTTTATGCCCTCTACTCTAGAGACCATTGACAGGGCTTTTACAAAATGGATTGATGAAAAACTCAATATATTTTCCAGTGGTCATAATGGTTTCGAAAAGGTACCAATCATTTGGGCAGGATCAGAGCGCGCCTATCAAATCAAAAATGATAAAAATCTCAGAGATGATCGCGGACAATTAAAGCTTCCCATTATAACAATTGAAAGAACATCAATTGAAAAAGATCCTTCGAAGCCTGGAGCGGTACCAGCCCACGCATATCCAAATGGTGCGAGAGGTGGTACTTTAACTACAGCCCGAAGAATTCAGCAGGATAAGACAAACAATTTTGCTACGGCTGATTCCGCCAGAAGAAGAGGAAATATTGATGCTAGAAATGTGGGAAGAACCCAATTAAATTTTCCTAGGAAAAATAAAAAAATTGTATATGAGACAATCACTATACCTTTGCCAGTATACATTAATGTGAAATATTCAATTGTATTAAAAGCAGAATATAGGCAACAGATCAACGAGATGTTAACTCCATTTTTAGTTGAAACTGGGCAAATAACACAATTCATGATTAATTATGATGGTCATGCATTTGAAGCTTTTTTGCCAAATGATTTTGGTACTGAGACAAATTTTGCAGATATGGGCGAGGATGAAAGATTAATAGAGAATAGAATAGAAATCAGGGTGTTGGGATATTTGATAGGTGCCGGCAAGAATGAAAATCGACCAAAGGTGTCGATCAGAGAAAATGCCGTCCAAATTAGATTACCTAGAGAACGCACAATAGCGGAGGATGAGCACCCTGAGAAGTCAAAAGGCAGGTTTTATAGAGAGTAAATTGGATGTTTGGATTTCAAAACACTATTTACTATACGAAGAATACACCTGTGCTAAGGAGAAATAGTTAGTATGGCAAATAAAAGATTTCGGTTCGTTTCCCCTGGGATTCAATTACAAGAGGTAGACAACTCATTTTTTCCAAAAGCGGTGCCGCCCGATGGCGCTGTTATTGTGGGTAGAGCGCAGAGAGGTCCTGGCATGAGGCCAGTCCAAATAGAGTCTTTATCCGATTTTATTAATACGTTTGGTAACGCAATTCCTGGAAAAGGAAGTGATGACGCAGATGTTTGGAGAGACGGCAATTACGCTGGTCCAACCTACGGCGCATACGCTGCCCAAGCCTATTTAAAGGCTGGTATTGGCCCAGTGACTTACATTAGGCTTTTAGGTACTGAGCGATCTGATCGTGATGCCGCCGCCGTCCGCGCTGGATGGACTAGTGCTAAATCTGTTAACTCCGCCGTTGCAAACAATGGCGGTGCTTACGGTCTGTTTGTTTTCAACTCTTCAAGTGCGGCAACCAATGTTACCGGTACTTTGGCTGCTGTCTGGTATTTAGAGAGTGGTATGTTGCAATTGCAAGGCGCTAGAAGAGGCTCCGGTGCAACCACTACCGCTGCCGCCATGCTTATTAAGAGCACTAGCACTACAACTCAAGAGTTTAAGGCTATTATTAAAAATTCATCCGGAACCCAAATTGGAAGCCCAATCACTTTCAACTTCAATAAAGATTCCGACATTTACATTAGAAAAGTTTTTAATACTAACCCTCATTTGGCAAATGGCGATGTTACTCAGGCTAGCCAACTTAAAACATATTGGTTAGGACAAACATATGATCAACACTTAAGTGACATTTGTTCAAATGGGAATGTTTTCGGTGCAATTCTTGGTGTCGCTTCCGGGTCTGTTGGATATGAAGATATGAATGGCGCATTTCAAAATGCTCGCACTGGATACTTCATTGGTCAAGATCTTGGAGCATATGCTTCATATGAGCCAGAAACAGCCCAACAATTATTTCGCTTGGTATCTTTAGATCAAGGTGATTCTTTGCAAAATTTGATCAAGGTTTCAATTGAAGACATCAAGGTTTCACAAAATACAGATATCACCCAATATGGTACATTTACGGTCACTCTTCGTCATGCGCAAGACACTGACGCTGCACCTCAAGTTATTGAGCGCTTCAGCGGTTGTACATTAGATCCAAACTCCCCTAATTTTATTGCCAGAAA